GTGAGTATTGTTGCCAACCGCTTCCAACGTGAGCGTGATGTTTTTGTGCTTGATCCTGAGTACGCAAGCGTTGCTTTCCTGCGTCCCTTCCAGACAGTTGAACTGGCTAAGACTGGTGATGCTGAGAAGCGTATGCTCTTGTGCGAGTGGGGCTTGAAGATCAAGAACGAGAAGGCTCATGGCGCTGTCTATGACTTGAACTCAACAATTCAGAGCTAATCTGAAATACAAGGGGTGGGCTAATAACCCACCCTTTTTTTTATGACTACAAAAATCTTTGACGTAAACTCAGAAATGGGAACCAAAAAGCTTTGGCATTACGATGCTGAAAAAGATGAGGCAACCATTCAGACAATTATTGATGCTACACAAGTAGTAGAAGCCAACAAAGAGAGATTTAATTCTTTTGATGAACGGGCTAATTGGAATGGAGATATGCACCATGTGGCATCTATCCCAATGGCTTTGTATTATCAAATGAAAGCCGAAGGCAAACTTGATGACCAAGCTTATATGAAGCGTTGGCTCAATGACCCTGATAATCGTGCATTTCGCACAAGACCTGGAGAAGTTTAATGGATAGTAAGACCATTGGAATTTTAGTTCCAACACGGGATTTTGTTAACTCTGGATTTGCTTTTGATTTAGCCAGATTGGTTGGATTTACAGTAGGTACATCTCACCACAAAGTAGTGATCTACACTAGCTCTGGCACATTATTGTCAGCACAGCGTCAGGACCTTGCTAGGGATGCCGTTGCCGCTGAATGCACACATACGCTATGGCTAGATAGCGACATGAGATTCCCCAAAGATACTATCTTGCGTCTTTTGAAACATGACACTGGAATTGTCTGTGGAAACTATGCAAAACGTAGATTTCCTACTGAGCCAATTGCGGTGAAAAAAAATACCCCAGATATGGATGCAACATTTGTCAATCGGGTATATACTGAAGATAATTCAACAGGGCTTGTTGAAGTAGACTACTGCGGAATGGGTGTAATGCTCGTTAAATCCGAAGTCTATAAATCTATGGAATATCCTTGGTTTGCTATCCCTTGGGTTCCCGCTGCGGAAGACTACATTGGTGAAGATGTCTGGTTTTGCCGTAGAGCCGCCCAAAATGGGCACAAAACATATGTGGATCAAGATCTCTCAAAGCAGATCTTCCATATCGGGACGTTTGAATACAAACATGAGCATACACTAGCGTGTAGGGATGTAGAAAATGGCACTTGACACTTTTGCAGGGCTAAAGACAACGATAGCAGATTATCTGAACAGGGATGATCTGACTTCTATTGTTCCTAGTTTTATTACTCTTGCAGAGGCTAAATTTAATCGTAAGTTGCGTACCCGCCAAATGATTAAAAGGGCTACTGCAAGCATTGATACGCAATATTTTGCTTATCCTGCAGATTGGTTACAGGCCAAAGAATTCCAACTAAATACAAATCCCATTGTCAGACTTGAGTTTGTAACTGAAGCTTATGGTGATAATTTAAAGGCAAATAACTATGTTGCCTCTGGAAAACCAGCATATTACACAATAACTGGTACTCAGATAGAAGTAATCCCAACACCAGATGGAACATATACTGGTGAACTGACATATTATGCTAAGATTGCTGCGCTAAGTGATTCAAACACAAGCAACTGGCTATTGGCATACGCCCCAGACTTGTACTTGTATGGTGCTTTGATAGAAGCAACTCCATACTTAAAAGACGATGAGCGTCTGGGTACATGGAGTCAACTATACGCAAACACATTAAGCGACATTGAGATTGCAGATCAAAGGGCATCTGTTTCCTCAACTCCTCTTGTTCGTGCCCGTTCTTTAGGATAAAAAATGTCATCATTTAGCGATTACACAGAAAATCTCGTACTGACCTACTTGTTTACAAATGGTTCAGTTACTCGCCCAACAGCCTGGTATGTTGGTTTGTTTACTGCCGCACCTAGTGATACAGGTGGTGGTACTGAAGTTTCTGGCAATGCTTACGCCCGTGTAGTTACTGGAACAATTTCTGGTTCTGGTACTGCTACCACTTTTAGTAACGCTGCCGCAATTGAATTTGCTGCCGCTTCTGGTGGTAATTGGGGAACAGTTGGTTGGGCAGGTATCTTTGATGCCAGTACTGGTGGAAATCTGCTTGCTTGGGCGCCTTTGACCACATCACGAGTGATTAACGATGGCGATGTGTTCCGCATTCCCGCAACTAGCTTGACTATCACTTTGACATAACATGGCTGCCTATGGTTCTGGCTATTATGGTGGAGGGAATTACTCCTATGGCGTAAGCCTTGGAGCCGCCTCTATAAGTGATACCAGTACCATGACACTGGCGGCAAGACGCATCTGTATAGGTGCGTTTTCTGTTTCTGATACATCAACAGTAGCAATAACTGCTAATACTGTAAAGACTGCTAGTTTTGCAATTAGCTCTTCTAGTTCTGTAAGTGTATCTGCAAGACGGGTGGCTATTGGGGCTGAAGCTATATCTAGCTCTAGCTCAATATCTGCTTCTGCAATTAGAGTTGGAATTGGTGCGGCAAGTATTTCTAGTGCAAGCAGTATGTCTGTTGCGGCTAGGCGTGTTGCCATTGGAGCATTAGCGGCTAATGATGCTAGTACACTGGTTGTCAATGGGGTTAGGGTTGCATTTGCGGCAATGACTGTTGCTGACGCTTCAACAATGGTTGTTGGCTCTCAGGTTATTGCCAATGCTGTATTTCCGATAGTGGCATCTAGCAGTTTGGTAGTGAATGGACGAAGAGTGCAGTTTGCATCTATTGTTTATTCATCTGCATCTAGTATGACTATTGCGGGTAATAAAAAATGGTTGCCAGAAGGCGACATATCTGAATCTTGGACTGATATTGGTGACAACAGTGAAAGTTGGACAACAATTTCAGATAATAGCGAAACTTGGCAAATAGCCGCATAGAGGTGAAAAAATGGCAGATACCACAACAACCAACCTAGGACTTACTAAACCAGAAGTTGGTGCTTCTACCGACACATGGGGTACTAAGATCAATACTGACTTAGATTCCTTAGATGCGATCTTTAAAGGTGATGGCACTGGAACAAGTGTTGGCCTAAGCGTTGGCGCTGGTAAGACATTATCAGTAGCGGGAACATTGGTGGTTACTGGTGCATCTAGCACCATTGATGCGACTGCCATTGGTTCAAGCACTCCAGACTCTGGTGCTTTTACCACTCTAAGCGCATCTAGCACTTTGAGTGTAACTGGTGCAGGTTCTATCCAAGGTCTAACAGTAGGCCGTGGTGCAGGTGCTGTGTCTACCAATACTGCGGTTGGAAATACTGCGTTGGCTGTAAATACGACAGGCTCTAGAAATACTGCCGTGGGTTATTTTGCTTCTCTATACACCACGGGTTCGAGTAACACGGCTGTTGGTATTTCTGCTCTTAATGGCGCAAGTGGCACTGCAACAGGAAGCGCTAATACTGCTATTGGCGATGCCGCACTTACAGCCAACACTTCTGGCTCAAATAATACCGCTGTTGGGGCATCAGCCCTTAACGCTAACACTTCAGCCTCTAACAACACTGCTGTTGGTTACACCGCAGGAAACAGCAACACCACAGGCGGTGTAACTGCTTTTGGTCAACGGGCGCTTTTTGCAAACACAACTGGCGCAGACAACGTAGCCGTAGGTGTTCAGGCTTTAAACGCTAACACAACGGGTAGTTCCAATACCGCAATTGGGCATACTGCTCTTACCGCCAACACTACTGGCGGCTCAAATGGAGCCTTTGGTTATCGTTCTTTAGTTGCAAATACGACTGGCGCAAACAACCAAGTTTTTGGTACTAATGCAATGGTGGCTAATACCACTGGTAGTTTTAATACTGCTATGGGTGACAGCGCATTAGCGGCAAACACGACAGCTAATGACAACGTGGCAATTGGTCAGAGTGCATTGGATGCAAACACTACAGGCGCAAGCAATACGGCAATTGGTAGGGATTCCCTTGGTGGTAACACCACAGCGTCTGGCAACACAGCCGTAGGTTATCAGGCAGGACTTAGCAATACAACTGGTCTTTACTTGGTTGCAATGGGCTATCAGGCGGCTCGTCAAAACACCACTGGTAACGGGTCTACTGCATTTGGTTATGGTGCTTTGTATGCCAATACAACCGCTAACGACAACAGTGCTTTTGGTATCAATGCTGTAACAGCCAATACAACTGGTGCTGAAAATACTGGTATTGGAAGTGGTGCGCTACAGTCAAACACCACTGGCACATACAACACAGCGGTAGGTCGTGTGGCTCTTAGTAGCAACACTTCCGCATCTAACAATACCGCTGTTGGATGGGCCGCTGGTAATAGCCTAACTACAGGACAAGAAAATACCTACATTGGAAATGCTTCTGGTAGGTACGGCACTGGCGCATTTAACACAGCGCTTGGTTCTGGATCGGCTGGCGGCACAAGTTTTACTGGTGTAGCCAACGTAATCATTGGAAACAACGCTGGCTCTTCGCTAACAACAGGTTCATACAACACGTTTGTTGGCGCAAGAACTGGAAGTGCTACTTATTCTGGTGGTGATATAACCACTGGTTCTGCTAACACCATCCTTGGCTCTTATAACGGCAACCAAAGTGGCCTAGACATTCGCACAGCAAACAACTATGTTGTGCTATCTGATGGAGCTGGTAATGTACGGGCTTATTGGAATGATGGTGGTAATTCAGTTCTTACAACTGGAACAAGCTCATCATTTAATGGTAACAATGGAAATTTCACAGTAAACATTAACGCTCAAAATGCAACTGGTGCGAATGCTATTTTAACTTTAACTTGCCCAGGTTCAAATAGCGGTGTTGTCCAATATGTAAGAAGCAATGGTCAGCTTCAAGTGGTTAATGGTGGTTCTGGCGGTGTTTACCTTGCAACTGGCGGTGTTGCATGGATTGCAATTTCTGATGAGCGTAAAAAAGAAAATCTTTTGCCAATTACAAACGCATTGACAAAAGTATCAAGTCTTCGTGCTGTAACAGGTAACTATATTGCTGATGAAAAGAAAAAATCAAAAGCGTTTTTGATTGCCCAAGATGTGCAAGCAGTATTGCCTGAAGCTGTAGATAATTCAGACCCAGACACAATGGGTTTGGCTTATTCTGATGTCATCCCACTTTTAGTTGCCGCAATCAAAGAACTTAAAGCAGAAATTGAAACCCTGAAAGGAAATTGAAATGTCTGAAATCACTACACAAACCCCAGAACAAATTGCCAAGCACTACTCAGCTTGCTTAGATAGCGTGGCTCTCATCAATGCTGGCAAACCAGAAGACATGACTGCTGAAGATTGGGCTGACTGCTTGGCTCGTAATAAAGAGCATCTAGTGATTATGTTGGCTAAAGACTTCTGGACAACAGAAGACCTAACAGCAATTCGTGCGGCTTCTGTATGAAACTAGATTTAACCATTGAAGAAATCAACGCCTTGCTAAACCTAATGGGTAAGACTGCTACTGAAAGTGGATTCTTCCCATTGATGGTTAAGATTAAAGAGCAAGCTGAAGCACAACTTCCTAAAGAGCCATCGGAGTGAGTCATGCAAGAAGTAACCCATTCACAGATCTACGAAAGACTGCTTGCAGTTGAAACTAAGGTAGATACTATAGATGCCAATACAAAAGGTCTTGTAGAGGCTATAAATGCCTTGGATGGGGCTTTTAAAGTGTTGGGTTGGGTTGCTTCTGCTGCTAAACCAATTTTATGGGTTGGTGGTTTGGTTATGGCGGCAGGTGCTGTTTGGCAAACTTGGATTAAAAAGTAATGTCTAGTCAGAAACAACTAGATGTACCACCAGTTCCTAATTTGGGAACTTCTGGTGTTTCTTACTCTCAAGAAGTACAGAACCAGAATAATGGCACATTGAGGTTGTTCTTCATTAAGTTGCTTAACGCTGTTCAAGCCTTAACTGCTAGAGTTGGTGGCAAGTACATCAACTTTCCTTATGGTGCGTTTCAAGACTCTACAGACCAAACTGCCGCTAGTACAACTGTTGCCTATGCGATTACATTTAACACAACAGATTTCTCTAATGGTGTTACTTTATCTAATTCTTCAAGATTAAATGTAAGTAACCCAGGTCTTTACAATTTACAGTTTTCCATTCAGCTTAAAAACACCACAAATGATGGTCAAGATGTAGATATTTGGTTTCGCAAGAATGGGACAAACATTGACAACTCAAACAGTAGATTTCACCTAGTAGCAAGAAAAGGTTCTGGTGATCCTAGTCATATCATTGCTGCATTGAATTTCTTTGTTGACATGGCTGCTAATGATTACATTGAAATTATGTGGAGAACTGAAAATACTGGTGTAAATATTGAGCATTTTGGGACAAGCACAAGCCCAACAAGACCCGCAGTTCCTAGCGTTATTGCTACAATGAGCTTTGTTTCTAACCTACCTGATTGACAAAGTATGGCCTACATTCCGCTCCAAATTCCTCCAGGTGTATTCAAGAATGGTACAGAGTATCAGGCTAAAGGACGTTGGAATAGTTCTAACCTAGTTCGTTGGTTTGAAGGCACTATTCGCCCTGTTGGTGGATGGAGAAAGCGCACAACCACTCAACTTACTGGTAAAGCTAGAGGTCTTCTTAACTGGCGTGATAACTCCAATAACCGAAGAATTGCCATTGGCACACACTCAAAGTTTTATGTTCTGAGTGAAAGTAATACTTTAACAGACATTACTCCTACAGGATTTACTGTTGGTGATGCAGATGCTGTTCAAAAGATTGGTTATGGCTATGGCACTTATGGTAGTTTTGCCTATGGTGTTGCTAGACCAGACTTAGGATCAGTCACTCCCGCTACTACATGGTCTATGGATACATGGGGTGAGTATTTAGTTGCTTGCTCATCTAACGATGGAAAACTCCTTGAATGGCAGTTAGATACTGGTACAGATGCTGCCGCCATCACAAATGCTCCAACTGGTTGCACTGGTTTAATTGTTACGCAAGAGAGATTCTTGTTTGCTCTGGGTGCAGGTGGTAATCCTCGTAAAGTTCAATGGTGTGACCAAGAAAACAATACTGTATGGACTCCTTTGGCTACTAACCAAGCAGGTGACTTTGAGTTAACAACAATTGGCTCTTTGCAGTGTTCTAAGCGGATTCGTGGAACTACCATCTTGTTTACAGATGTGGATGTCCATACTGCCACTTACATTGGCCCACCCTTTATTTACAGTTTTGAGCGTGTTGGTACAGGTTGTGGAGTTATTTCTAAACAATCAGTAGCGGCTACTGACAATGCTTGTATCTGGATGTCTGGATCAGGATTCTGGATATACGATGGTTTTGTTAAACCTTTGCCATCAGATGTCTCTGACTTTGTTTTTAGCAACCTGAACACTACCCAAGCATCTAAGATTTATTGCGTCCATAACTCAGCATTTGGTGAGATTTGGTGGTATTACCCAAGCCAATCATCAAATGAGAATGACTCCTATGTGACCTATAACTATCGTGAGAACCATTGGGCTATTGGTACGTTAGTACGTACGTGTGGTACAGACAGAGGCATCTTTAGCAACCCTATTTTGGTTGATGCTGATGGCTATGTTTATGAGCATGAGGTTGGCAATAACTATGACTCCCAAACACTATTTGCTGAGTCAGGACCAATTGAATTAGGTAATGGCGACAGGGTAATGAGTCTTACAGGATTAGTTCCTGATGAGAAGACTGCAGGTGATGTTAGGGCTAGTTTTAGTACTAAATTCTACCCAAATACCACTAAATATACACATGGTCCATATACTTTGTCTTCTCCTACATCAGTTCGTTTAACTGGTAGACAGATTGCAGTAAAGATTGAAGGTGTTGCTTTAACTGATTGGCGAGTTGGTGTTATCAGATTTGATGGGAAACCTGGCAGTTTGAGATGATTGACTACGATAAATATAAAGTAGATGGTGAACTACCACTATGGGCTGTATATTTTAAAAAAGTAGAGAAAATTTTAGAACCTGCTTTAGAATACGATAATACGCATAATATGCAAGATGTAGCCGACTGTATTGACAGTAGTACGATGCAATTATGGACAAGTGATAACAGCGCAGTAGTCACTCAAGTGCAGATATTCCCAAGAATGAGGGTATTGCACATATTTTTAGCGGCAGGTGATCTAGCAGATCTAGAAACCATCACCCCCCGTATTCAGAAGTTCGCTGAAGACATGGGATGCCAAAAAATCACCCTGACAGGACGTAGGGGTTGGTCAAGAACTTTTGTATCTAAATTTAACATGAAGCCAACACATTATTGGCTTTCTACGGAGGTGTAATTATGTCTGGTGGTTCTAGTCAACAAACAGCGCAGCTTGATCCTGCATTGCGTGACGCTTACTTGCAAAATGTGCAAACATCTAGAGATGTTGCGGGACAACTTGGTTCTCGCCAATTTGCGGGATACAACCCAGATCAAGCACGTGCAGCTCAGTTAACCAGAGACTTTGCTAATCCAAACAATGCCATATTCCAAGGTATTGGTGCTTCATTTGATGTCGCTAACAGAGCGGCAAACTATCAGCCTCAGAATGTCCAAGCGGCTATGTATGGTGGCGCTCAAGTAGCTCCATCTGCTATGGCGGCTCAGACAGGCTATAACCCTGCTACGGCTCAATCAGCCTCTGCTGGTCCTGCCGCTACTGCCGCTACACAAGGCTACAATGCCGCAACATTCGGTGGCGCTCAAGCTGGTCCTGCTACACAAGCACAAGCCACTGGTTATCAGTCTCTTGGCTTTACTGGTCAACAGGCAGGTCCTGCGGCTACTGCTAGGGGTCAAGGTTATACCTCATTAGGATTTACTGGACAACAAGCAGGTCCTGCGGCTCAAGCTCTTGCCGCTCAGATGAATAGAGATACTGTTCGTGATGTGGGTGCGGCAGGTGTTTCTGGTCAACAAGTAGCCTCTACTGCTCTGGGTCAGATTGCTCCACAAGCTCGTCAGAATATTCGTGATGTACAGGCAGGTTCATTCTTAAATCAGAATGTTCAGCAGTACATGAATCCTTATACTGAAGAAGTCACAAATCAATCTTTAAGAGATCTAGAGCGTTCTAGACAATTGCAACAACAACAGACTGCGGCTAGTGCTACTGCCGCTAGAGCTTTTGGTGGTTCACGCCAAGGTGTTGCTGAAGCAGAGACTAATCGAGCCTTTGATGAGAATGCCGCTCGTTTGGTTGCCCAACAGAATGCTGCCGCTTTCCAAGCCGCACAACAAGCTTCTGAGGCTGATTTGTCTAGAGCGATGCAAGCCCAACAACTTAACCAAGCACAAGATGCCGCCACTACCCAACAGGCTCTGGCTCTGTCTGGTCAGTTTGGTTTGGCTAACCAAGATGCAAGTCTACGTGCGGCATTGGCTAATCAAGGTGTTGATGTCACTACTGGTCAGGCTAATTTGCAAGCTCAACAACAAGCTAATCTGGCTAATCAAGCGGCTCAGAATCAGATGGCACAATTCAATGTTGGTAACCTCCAACAAGCAGGATTGGCCTCTCAAGCTGCAGCTAATCAGGCGGCTCAGTTTGGCGCTCAAGCAGGTAATGTTGCAGACTTGTCAAACCAAGCGGCACAGAACCAAATGGCTCAGTTTAATGCCCAACAACTTCAGCAAGCAGGTTTGGCAACTCAGGCCGCTGCAAACCAAGCCGCTCAGTTTGGTGCTGGCGCTCAAAACACTATTGCCGCACAGAACGCTGCCGCTCAGAATCAATTGGCTCAGTTCAATGCAGGTAACTTGCAACAAGCAGGTTTAACAAACGCTGCCGCAATGAATCAAGCTGGTCAATTCGGTGCGGCTTCTGCTAACCAAGCGGCATTGGCTAATCAGGCCGCTCAGAACCAGATGGCTCAGTTTAATGCGGGTAATCAACAAGCAATTAACTTGGCAAACATGGGTGCTTTGAACCAAGCAGGTCAGTTTGGTGCTTCTGCATTTAATCAGGCAGGTTTGGCTAACCAAGCGGCAATCAATGCGGCTAATGCTCAACAAGCAGGTTTGACACAACAAGCAGGTTTAGCTAATCAGCAAAACTTCTTGCAAGCAAACTTGGCTAACCAACAAGCAGGTTTAGCGGGTAATCAGCAAAACTTAGCTGCGGCAGGTCAGATGGCAGGTATTGCTCAGAATGCTCAACAGATGGGCTTCCAAGGCGCTCAGAACTTAGCGGCTCAAGGTCAATTCCAACAGCAGTACACACAACAGCAATTGGATGCAATCCGCAATCTGCCTTTGGAACAACAACAGATTATCAATCAGGCGTTGGGACTCAACATTGGTGGTGGATCTGGAATGCAAACAACTTCTGGTTCACGCCAAGGTTTGCTTGGTGCGCTTGGTATTTAAGGAGTTTATATGGCTTTCAATTTTGGTTTGCTGTCTGATGCGGCACTTACTGGTCTTAGTGATACTGAGAAAGAAAGTTTGCAAAAGCAAGCTACAACTCAGTTCTTGCTAGGCTCTTTGTTAAGCAATGATGCTTCAATGGGTTTGAAGTCTGCTTTATCTGTTCCTGATCAGTATTTGAGTGGTCAAAGGGCTATCTCTGAAAGAAATGAAAAGGCTCGTCAGCGTGGTGAGGTGTCTAATTTCTTAGAAGAGTTTTCACCAGATCAAATGCAAGCACAAAGACAAGCATTAAATGCAAATCTTGGAAGACCAAGAATGGCAACAAGTCCTTATGCTTTAGGAACTACTTTAGGTACACCTCAAGAAAGAGTTGCGCCTCAAGCTATAAATCAACCAGTAGATTTCAATAAAGCGTTTTCTGCTTCAATGCGGTTAGCGGGAAACCCTGCACAACCACAAATTCTTCAAGCTTTAACTGCAATGCAGAATAAACTGCAAGATGGTTACATTGTAAGCCCAGGTGGACAAATTACTGGTTTTGCTCCTAAAGTTGATACAAAAGCTGGCACAGTTACAACTGGAACTATGCAAGATGGTCAACCATCTTTCCAAACAAGTGTTTTGCCTGGTGCGGCTCAAGCTGCGGCACTCAATACATTGCCTGAGTTACAAAAAGGTGAACAATACGCTTTTGACAATAATCGCAATGTTATTGGTATTGTGAATGCTAATGGGGCTTTGGAAGCTTTAGCGCAAAGAACAAGAACAGAGACTGCGGCTCGTGAAGCTAATATTCCTCGTCCATCAACAAATGCAGCAGGAGCGCCTACATTTACATTTGTTCAACCACCTGGTTTGCAAGGTGGTGCGACTACTCCACCAACAGTAGGTGGTAATACTCCACCACCAACAGGCGCTGTTACTCAGCCAGTGACTGGACCCACTACAGCACAAGCCGCTTTGAATGAAGCTTTTAGGCCAATCCTAGCTGATGCCTACAAAGGCTTTATGACAGCTAAAAAGACCGCTCCAGTAATTGACCAATTACAGAATGTATATAACCAACCAAATTTTGATACTGGTTCATTTACAAATGTAAGAACTCAATTAGGCAATGTGTTTAACAGTCTTGGTGTTTCTGGAGAGCGAAACAAACAATTCTTAACTAATGCGATTTCTGCTCGTCAGGGTATTAATGCTTTGACTGGTGAAAGTTTGTCGGAAGCAGTAGGTGCAATTTCTAACTTTGAGATTGGTTACTATGGTCAGCGTAACGCTCAGATTACAGATCCAAAAGAGTCAACTAATTTTAACTTAGCAGTTTTGCGTGAAGCAAATAAGCGGAAGCAAGAATACTATAACTTTGTTTCAGACCCTAAAAATGCTGGTCCTGATGTTATTGCTAAATGGGAAGCATCTCCGCAAGGCCGCAGACAAATGTTTGAAGCTCCAGGATTGCGAAAATATCTTCCAACAAGGCAAATTAAAAGCGGTCCAGATAAAGGAAAAGTTGCTTACATACTTCCAAATGGTGATGCAGCGGTGTTTGACTAATGGCTACAAAAGATCAAGTTTACGAGTTTGCTAGGCAAGAAGCCGAAAGGCAAGGCGTTCCTTTTTCTTTGGTTCAAAAGATTGTAGAAACTGAGTCTCAAGGTATTTTTAACGCTATTGGACCTAAAACCAGAACTGGTGATCGTGCTTATGGACCTATGCAGTTGATGAGTGCAACTGCTAAAGATCTTGGTGTTAATCGAATGGATTGGAAAGATAACATCCGTGGCGGTGTTAAATATCTAGGCCAGTTAACACAAAGATTTCAAGATCCTACATTGGTTGCGGCTGCTTATAACGCTGGTCCTGGCAATGTTGAAAAGTATGGTGGTGTTCCTCCATTTAAAGAAACGCAAAACTACGTACAGAAAGTTGTAGGTACAGATATGGCTACTTATCGAAAAATTGATCCTTCCTTATTTGAGGAAACCACTCAACAACAAACAACGACACCCAAGATTGAATTAACAGGGATGGCTAATCCAGATCGGCAAAACACAGGGTATCGTGTTGTTGACCCTTCAAATCTTGGAGAAGCAATTGTTCCCAAAGCTCCTGCAAGACAGAATAAAGACTCTATTGCCCGTCAAGTAGGCTTAACTGCTCGCTATGGCTTAGAGGGTATTGGTCAGGTTGCTGACATTGTTGGCACACCTCTGAATATGTTGATTAACAGGGCTACAGGTAGCCAGCTTGGTACTCCAAGTCAGTCAATGTCAAACATTGCCACCATGCTTGGTTTGCCACAACCACAAACTGGTTTTGAGCGTGGCATTGGTAATGTGACTCGTGCCGTTGCAGGTATTCCCGCAACTGGTGGTCTTGGCGGTATATTGCAACAATCTGGCAGAGCGACTACTCAAGCAGTTGGTCAAGGTTTAGCGGCTCAACCTGTTGCTCAGATTGCAGGTGCTACAGCAGGTACTGGTGCGGCTGAGATTGCTCGTGGTCAGTTTGATGTGCAGAATCCCGCTGCTTTGCTTGCTATTAACTTGGCGGCAGGTTTACCTACTAGTGCAGTAGCGGCTAGAGCTGGTAATGTTCCAAGTGGCACACGCTATCGTGATCCAATTACAGGCCAATTAATTGAGTCTGCGGCACAACGTGGTGTAAATATTGATATTGGTGATGTTGGTGGACCAGGTTCAAACTTATTACGCAGAACTCGCCAATTTGGAGACACAACACAAGATGTCAATCAAGGAAAATCTGCTCAAGTTAGAAACTTAATTGAAAGAGTCACTGAGCAAGTAAAACCAGCCTCTGTAACCAAAGAAGGTGGGGAAAAGCTAGTTATTGCCAATGATTTACGAAAACAATATCGCAATGCTAAAGATGCGGTATCTCCAATATTTGAACGTGCAGAGAAATTAGCTGGCAATACACAAATCCCATTGGTAAATACCAACACTGCCACAGTCAATGTTTTAGATCAATTCCCTGCCACTGCCGATACAGCAGTTATTAACAAAGTTATTGAGCGAACCAACAACCTGTTACAGACTGGTGGTGGTACATATAAAGAACTTCGTGACCTTCAATCAACAGTAGGTGCTGAACTAAGTAGAGTTCAACGTGGTGTTCCTACGGGTGCATACAATGAAAAGCAAGTAAATGCTTTGTCTCAGTTATACAAAGGTATGGCTGACGATGTAGATGCTTGGGCTGCTCCAAGGCTTAGTCAGAATAATCGTCCTATCTATACACCTGCTGGCGCTGAACACGCTCGTGCTATCGAACAGTTTAAAAATACTGTTGTTCCATTCAGGCAAGATCAAGACATTTACAAAATTGTTTCTAGTAAAACACCTGCAAATCAAATTGACAAGATAGCTCAAAGTTTTAGTTTGACAGGCAATCCTGCGACTGCCGAACTTGCAGTTAATCTGATGTCTGATACTGGTAGACAAGCGGCTCAATATTCAATACTTAACCAAGCTCGTAGCGCAGCTATAAATTCTGATGCTGCGGCTATGCTGTCATCACCTGCATTTACCAGAACATTGAATTTAGGTAGGTCAGAACTGCCTTCTGCTCAACGAATGGTTATGGGCCAAACTCCTGAAGTTATGAGTGAAGTTGGATTGTTGCGTGACATTGTTGATGCAACTCGTGGAGCTGTAACTCCAAAAGTAGCACCTCAAACTGGAGCATTGAATGTTCCTTTGATGACAACTGGCATGGGTGCGGGTGCGGGTGCGGGTGCGGCTACATCACTTGGATTTGATCCAACTTTGGGTGCAATGGCGGGTGTCACATTAGTTCCACCAATGGCAAATAGACTGTCAAGTGCTTTAAGTAGCCCTAGTGGTACACGATTTTTGTTAGGAGAACAACTTCAAGGCGCTGGCGGTATGGGTGGAGCAATTAGTCAAGGCGTAAATGCTGCAACAACAAATCCACAAAACTTCTTGCCATCAGCAACAGGTCTGTTTGATATGTTTAGATAACATGAAAGATTGGCTGCTTGCAACTATTGCGGCAGTCAGTATGGTTGCCCTTGTCATTTGGAGTTTATCCATAATAATTTGGGCTTGGATATGATTAGTTTTTTACTGGCTGTATCTATTGAATACAGGTGTGTTAAGTGGACTTGGGTTGGAGATGTTTACAACCGCAGGGTCTACTGTATTGAATGGAAAAAGGTAGAGAAGAAATGATTGATCCAATCACAGCTCTAAATGGCTTACAAAGTGCCATTTCAATGGTCAAGAAGGCTAGTAAGGTAGCCAACGATCTAGGTGGTCTTGCCCCCATGATTGGCAAGATGTTTGACGCTAAAAGTCAAGCAACAAAGGCTATGCTTCAGGCCAAGAGGGAGAAGAAAGGCTCGAACATGGGAGCCGCTCTCCAGATTGAGATGGCACTAGAACAAGCCAGAGCCTTTGAAGAAGAGTTAAAGATGTTGTTCATGCAAACAGGCAAGATAGATGTCTGGAACAAGATCAAGGCTAGACAAGCTGAGATGGACAGAGATGATGCCAAAGAGATGGCAGCGTTAAGAGCCAAGGAAAAGAAGGCAAAAGCCAAAGAAGAAGAAATGCAAGAGATAGCCATGATTATTGGCGGTATTGCTTTTGTTCTATTACTGGTCTTTATTGGTATCAATGAGCTAATGAGCCTATGTCCAAAGGGTGGTTGTGGTAGATGAACGAGTACCAGAAGCAATTCGACTTGTTTTGCAGGGTGTTCTGCTACGGGTGTATTGCTTGGTGGTTTCTAGGGTTTCTCAGGTTCTTGCCAGATGACTTGTCAGACAAGATTGTTAACCTTTTACTTGGAAAGATTGGGTTATGAAAATTACCACTTATCAAGAGAACGCTCGTATGCTATGGGAGGCTCATAGGGTGATCCACCAACAAAATATGCAAAGGTTGGCAGAGTTAAACCATCAAGCCCAACACCAACAAAAGACCCAAGAGATCAAGACTCAATGGGTCAAAGCCTCACAAGTGGATGTGATGGCATGAAATATATCTTTTTGATATCAGTATTGTTCTTAACTGGATGTGAAGACCGCTACAGGTACTTCTGCCAGAACCCTGAGAACTTTGTCCATCCTAGTTGCCAAAAGCCCAAGTGCTTGTTTACTCAAACCTGCCCTGAGTATTTAGTTGCTCCAATTCTTGAAAAAAAGGTTAACGATGTTGCACCAGAAACCAAGACTAACAATTGAAGAAGTAGAAACCTATGTGTGGGGCTTTGTGGTCATTATGGTCACATTGATTCTTTGCTTCATTGTTATTGCTTTACTGTACTCTGTCACCTTTGTGACTCAGCCAATTAAGAGTATGGCTCCCATTGATATGGCCTATACAAAGATGCTGAACGACATTGTTTTGCTGATTGTTGGTGGTATCGGTGGAGTTATTGGCAAGAAGGGCGTAGGAACGGCTGTAAACGCCATCCAGAACGCTGTTTCTCCTACTCCTAGCCCTACACCGCCTCCAGTGGCTCAAGCGCCTGTAGCGCCTTCTACAAATACATGGACTTCAACAGGTTCAGCACCTAACTGGATGAACTTTAAGAACCCTGATTTGGATGAGTCTTGGACTCCACCACCACCGCCAAGCACTCCTCCAGACCACATGGAAGACAATGAATATCGTGAGCATTTAGCTATGGCAAGAAAAGAGGTTGACTAATGTTTGGCATACCACTTCCTTGGCTACTGGTTGGGTCATTCGTGATCTTATTTGGTACATATCGTGGTGGATACCATTTCGGTTGGTCAGATCGTGATGCTGAAATGCAGATTGAGATTGCTCGGAAGAATGAGGAATCTCGTAAAACTGAACAGAAACTTACTGAGCAAATTAACTCTACTGCCACCAAACTTCAGGAGACTACAAATGTTGTCAATCAAAAACAAAGTGCTTTGGATGCTGCCATTCGTGCTGGTAGGGTGCGCCTCCCCACCGCCAGTTGTGTACAAGCCCCCGCAAGTACCCCCGCTGCCCCCACAAATCCAGAAACAAGAAGTGAACCTGACAGACAGGTTGACCAAGCTTCTGATGCCGAGCGAGCAACCCTCCAAGCCATCGCAGAAATAGTTGCCCAGGGTGATAGAAACACTGCCCAACTAAATGCCTGTATAGATGCTTATAACGATGTAAGGAATTTGTTAAATGGTAAATAAAGAACAACTTGCAAAGCTACACATTGGTGAGCAATGGGTTGATGCTTTGAACGCAACTTTTGAGCGTTTTGATATCAGTACTCCAGTACGCCAAGCATCGTTTATTGGTCAATGTAGCCATGAGTGTGGTAATTTTAAGACACTTGAAGAGAATTTAAACTATCGTGCAGAGGCTCTACAGAAGTTATGGCCTAAACGCTTTGACGCTACCAAAGCACAGATGTGCGCTCGCAATCCAAAGGCTATTGCCAATACTGTTTACAGCTCACGTATGGGCAACAGGGATGAAGCCTCTGGTGATGGATATCGTTTCAGAGGCAGGGGTTGTATCCAGTTGACAGGCCATGCTAATTACTATCATGCAGGGCAAGCTCTAGGCGTGGATTTTGTGATGGAGCCTGATTTGGTTGCCACTCCAATGTATGCGGCTCTCACTGCTGGTTGGTTCTGGAATACCCAGAAACTCAACCAATTTGCAGATGTTCGTGACTACAAAACCATGACCAAGAAGATCAATGGTGGTTTTATTGGCCTAGACGATAGGATTAAACACATAGAACACGCTATGCAGGTTTTGACTAGTTAAACTAAACTGTCATAAAACCAGTGTATGTTGTTGTAATGTCTAATATTCCATCAACAGACGATGCTAAGATTTTTGCTCAAAGCATCAAAAAATATCAAGCACTTTTATGCCTTGGTGATTGGCGTATTGAGAAAGGCTCTAAACCTGCAAAAAATGCAATGGCATCGGTGGAATTTACCGAGGCTGCAAGGCTTGCTGTTTACCGACTAGGTGATTTTGGTGCAGAAAAAATAACTGATGAATCTCTAGACAAGACTGCTTTGCATGAGTGTTTGCATATTTTCTTGCACGATTTAATGATGGTTGCTTCAGACCCAAAGTCTTCAGATGAGGATATTGAAATGCAAGAGCATAGAGTCATTAATCTTTTAGAAAAGTTACTATCCAAGGATTCTCATGGTATCAAGTAATGGACTAACAACTTGTTCAGATGAGGAATTTCTAGCTCTATGGGACAAGTATCAATCTGTCGCCAAAATAGCAAAGCTCTTATGTGTGACTGAACGATCTGTAAATTACCGCAGAAGACGCATGGAAAATCGTGTGGGTGCTTTGACAGCCATAGACTCAAGAGGTGTTATTTACGATCAGAAAAGAGCTAAATCCTTTTCTCCTTTAAAACAAATAGAGCTTGGCATACTGGATGGTACTGTTATTGTTTTCTCGGATGCACACTTCATACCTGCACAACGTACAACAGCGTTTAAAGGGCTTCTGTGGGCCATCCAAGAGTTTTCCCCAAAGGCCGTGATATGTAACGGGGATGCTTTCGATGGTGCGTCTATATCGAGGCACGATGTAACAGATCAACCACAGACTTCTGTTATTCAAGAGTTAAAGGCTTGTCAGGCTATGCTTGGCGAGATCGAGGAAGCAGCAAAAGCCGCAAGGCACAATGTAAAGCTAGTGTTTACATTTGGCAATCACGATGTAAGGTTTGCCAACAGATTGGCTCAACACGCACCACAATTTAAGGATGTACAGGGCTTTAAGCTGACAGACCATATCACCGAGTGGGATTTTTGTTGGGCGGTATGGCCTACCCCACAAGTAATCATCAAGCACAGATACAAAGGTGGAGTCCATGCGACTCACAATAATACAGTTCAAGCTGGCATTTCGGTGGTAACGGGGCATCTGCATTCGTTAAAAGTGACCCCATTTACCGACTATAACGGGAACAGGTTTGGGGTGGATACAGGGACACTTGCTGAGACTGATGGCCCACAGTTTACTTATGCTGAACTAAACCCAAGTAACCACAGATCAGGTTTTGCAGTACTTAACTTTTTTAATGGGAAGTT